TCTTGTTTTTTTGTACCATTCCTTTTGGTACAATCTCTCCGTGAATTGTATCATCGTAGTTACCCTTCTCAAAAAATCTACCTTTTAGTATTTGATAGGCTTTACCATCTTCGCCTACGGCTAAACCTTTAGTGGTAAAACCGATGACTTGCTCCAAGTAATCTATAGATGCTAACAAATCACTTCTTCTTGACTTTTTTTCCACTTCTCAATTTCCTAAAGTCTGCTCCGGTGATCTTGTCTCGGGGTGGTGCTACTCTGGCAATCTTCATCTGCTTGGCAGAGTACTTCTTTTTACCAGCTGGCTTAGGCATTACCAAATACCGGGTATGATTTGCCCTGTCCAAGCGTAGTTGAGTAGAGCTGCGACTACGCCTATCATAGCTAGTCTTCCGTTAAGCTCCTCTGCTGGATGCCATTTCTGGTGTTCGTGGTTGTGGTGTGTCATGTCTCGTTTACTCTTTGTGTGGATTTGTGTAGTTTACTTAGTCTGATAGGTAAACCTAGTTGTTCATAGGTTTCCTTCTTTTTCTTGTTTTTCTTCGGAGCCTTATACTGTCTATAAGGAGCATCCTCCATGTTTGGCTCTCTACCTTGGTAAGCCATTATTTTTTCTTAATTTTTTTTAAGGCTTTTTTAAGCTGTGGTGGCATTTTCTTACCACCTTTTTTCATTGTTTTACCTTTTGGCTTCATTCCGCCACCGTAATGTCCGGGCATAATTAGAACTCCAAGTCTGATCTGTCTAGTTTTTCAATTATGTCTTGTCTGTAAGCTGGGTCAGAATCATAACGTGAATCGCTCATAGCTCTGACTAATTCAGCTTGACTGCGGAAGACATCACCGCTGTTTGTTGGTGCTTTGCCTGTAACCATTCTACCTTCTACTCCATTAGCACTATCATATTGTGACTTAAGACCGGCAACAGCTAGTCGTATAGCTTGTAAGCTGCCAGTATTTACCACTTCATTGTATGCCTCGAGTTCGTCGGTAGCTAGGTTAGACTTAGCCCAGTTGATTATGTTTGCATAAGCTTGATCGCCGCCTGCTGAATTTTTTATCTGGTTCACATCGGATTCAGATAAATCAACAGCTGACTCAGCAGCCTTAGATTGATACTCAGGTAACTGCTGTACCTCCATGTAAGCTTTGATTAGATCTTGGCTTGACAAGGAGGAGAACTTAGCAAGTGTCTCATCGGACAACTTGTTTCCGTTCTTGTAGTACTCATCAGTAGCAGAGGTGATTAAGCTTGCACCGTCGGATAGCTGTGGCTTATCCGTCGGCTGCTCCTCTGCACTGGTTTGTTCTGGTTCTTCTTTGTTATCGCCAAGCTTTTTCTGTAGCTCTACATAGGCTTTCTCTAGCTCTTCTGCACTTTTATACTTACCAGCAAGTAATTGTTCCTGATCTCCTTGTAACTTCTCACCAACAGCAAGGTTTTCTTGCTCCTCTGGTGTGAGGTTGTCAGGCATAGTCTCAGTCTGTACCTCTGGTTCGTATGAATATGTTTGTGTTTCTGCCATTTACTGTTGTGGTGGTTGTTGTAATCCTTGTATGACTGCTGCTGCCTGTTCTGCTAGCTGTGGGTTCTTCTCAGGATCCATCAATGGAGTGCCTGCGAGCTGTCCAGTCTGGTTGACAAGTGACTGCTGTGCAGCTTCTGCCTGTCTCATCTGTTTCATTTGCTCGAGCTGTTCTGGTGTACGTATTAGATTTAGTACGTCAATACCTTGTGCAGCTGCTAACCTCTTGATAGCTTCACTTGGATCTATAAACTTAACCAAGGCTTCTGCCCCTAGTGTTTGTGCAACAGTTGCTATAAATCTAGTCAAGGCTTCGTTATCTTGACCCCTACCTAGACTATTGATACCAGCTACAATCTTAGGTCTAACGACATCTTTCGGTAGTCTTGGTATTTGATTAGATCTCTGTAGTATTAACAAAGTTCTATTGAGGTAGGGTACTAAAAACTCTACCGTTAACAAGCTGAACAGACCGCCAAGCGATTGTTCTAACTCTAGCTGTGTAAGGCGTACCTCTTCAGCAGTAACTCTCTCCGCGTTCCTGATGTTCATAACCAAGAAAGCTTCAAGTATTCTTCTTTCTATTTGCTGCGATAACTGTGCAGCTGTAGCAAAGTCTGCTGTCTTACCGACTTGCACGACTCCTACGTCTTCTGGTCTACCCTGTATGATAGCTCCGTTACCAGCTTTTGCAAGAGTACCCGGCTTGGTTGTCGCAGAAGGTGAGACAAGAAAGACAACTTTACTTGCCACACTTGCTCCTTCCACAAGAGCTTGAGATAATCCATCAAGGCTCCTTAGATCCCCAATGAACTCTTCTACTCTACCACGTCCGTAGTCCTCTCCGTCTACCGTATTGAATCGAAGCACTAACCATGGTGAGGCGTTCTTCGGTGCTGTGCTCTGGCTACCTTCTAGGATCATGTCGTCCACTTCTTGATGCCATCTCCAACTACCGCTGCTCTCATCCATCTTAACACAGGTGTATACCTCAGCGTCGTCTTCTCCAGCACCATATTCGCCATTTGGCTCATCAGAAGGTGGCGGTGCTATGCCTAATACCTTTCTGCTTACTAATTCTTTTGTTATAATCTCTATAACATTACCGTTACCATCTCTGTTTACCACATATCTTTGTAGCGGATAGTGTTTGAGGCCATCCTTGCCCATGAATATAAGGGCATTACCTGAGACAATGAGGTGTTTCAAAGCTTGGTGTACGACTACACGATCACTTGATGCGGCTATGTAGTCCATGATTAGCCTTTCAATCTTTGAGAAAGACAGGTCTAATTCACTACGCATCATAGGGTCAAGAGTTTCTCCTAGCTTGTCGTCCCGTACCTGTAGTTTGAAGAAAGCTGTTTGTGGTGGTAGTATTGCTAGCATGAGTTTTGCTGCAAGTGTCACCACAGCCTTTGCTCCAACTGACTGGTATGGTTGTAGAAGAGTTTTCTTTCCTTTGTAATCGTCATCTTGCCTGACTAGATAAGGTAAGGTAAGCTCAGAGCACTCAACTGCTGTATCGAGAAACTGTGTTCTGCCCGACGTTAGCTGTTGGTATCGAGTCCTTGCCTTATACATTTAGTCCTCCAGTTCCACCGGCATCTCCTCCGGCTCCTGTGTTGATATTGATTTTAAGAGCATCTGTACCTGTAGCCTTAGCCGCTCCACGGGTTGTATCTCTTTTTGCTGTTGTTCCATACTCTACGCCTGCTACCTCCTCTGGATCTAATAATTCTTTTTTACCGGGTAGCCTTGATGCTTGAACTAAGTCAGGCTGTCTTGGCTGAATCGGTGCTGGTGTAGCTACGGGTGTAGGTGGTGCTGATCTAAATAGACACATTATTCTTCTAGTATTGATTTTACATATTGTACGACCGACTCTTGGCCGGCCCTGTACATAATGGAGGCTAGCTCCTCCTTGGGGTGGACGGGATACCAAGCGAACTTGGATTCCAAATCCTCTACTAACTTCTCAAGTTTCTCAGAATGGAAACTAAGCGTATTGAGGGAGGTTGGTGTTTGCATGTTCAAAGAACGCTGGCATGCGAGCTGCTTTTGTGTCGGCAAACTGTGGTGCTTTGCCTTCATACATCAGCCGGTCGCTCGCATCCAGCCAGAATGTTTTGTCTAGGTGTTTGTCCGGTGAAGTTTTTAAGGGTTGTAGTACCCAAGATATAGTTGCCTTCCGAAGCTTATCCAAGCTAGGGCTAGGACGAAGACCAAGCTCGGCACAAACCAAGCTATTAGTCGCCACGTGAATCTGCTCGTCTCTGGAAATATCAGCTGATACTGTTCTAAGAGCTGCATCACCAAGAAAACGAAACATAGGCAATAAAACAAAGAATATAGCTCGCTCGGCCACAAGGGCTTTTGCGATAGTGTGGTCAGGGTGTTGTATCCAAGCATCTCTTAATCGTATCGCCTCCATTTCAGCAATGGGATCAGCCCCATGGGATTCAACAATGAAGCCCAGAGCGAGATCATGCTTAATCTCATCTTTAACGTTTGACTCAAGAAGTGTCCTCGCTGACTCCGGGACTTCTTTCTCCAAGCCTTGTGATATAAATTCTCCAACTGGTAGCTCCATATGACGTATTGCGAGAGCACGCTTGATGGTTTCTTCAGCACCAGATCTTACCTCCCCTTTGGTGGGTTTTACGGGAGTCCATGTTCTTTTCCTTCCTAATAATTTTTCGTATGGGTTCATTGTTCGCAGTCACATTTGATTTTGTTGTCAAGTATACCATCCAAATAATCCTGTATGTCGGTATCTCCAAGTGCTGCATAAGCGTCAGACTTATCTTGAACATCGCCCATAACTTGTAATGAATAGTACAAAGAGGTCTGTGGACTTTCAAGCCACTCCTCTACAAATGCTTCATCATATCTAATCATGTCGCTCCAGCTGTTGAAGCTGTAGCCATGAAGCAATCCTGTCCTATCGAGCATCTTCAAGATTTCGTCTGCTACACGCTTGTATGCGTCCCATCCTACTTCACTTGCAATCTCAACGTCACCATAGTTAACTCTATCCACTCCGAACTCGCCAGAGTCTCTGTCAACCATTCTTGCTATTGGTGGTGCTATCTCGGGTGTGCATGTAAAGCCGTCTAGGTCTTTACTGCGATAGCTGCAACTGGCAGTGGGTGCAATAGCGAACGCCCTTACCATGTTATTTTCTCTTGCAATCTGAGCTGCCTCGAAGATTGCTATGTCTAAAGCGACTGCTGCACAGCCTGCTTCATTGTTTGCGGAGTGGCCAAGGTTTACCAATCGAAGTGCCTCTCCGAAATCCTTGTAGGTGATGTTGTGCCTTCTGAGGAAGTTGGCAAGACCGAGCATTCCAAGCCCCACCTGTCTGTCGACACTCGGGGTAAGGTACTCTCCAGATTCTCCAACACCTGTCCTTCCATGGAGATCACACAACTGGGACATAGCTGTAGTGAAAGCCTCTTGCAAGTCATCGAGCGTACAGGCACCGAGATTGACATGTTGTAACAAGCATGTTCCGCGTGAGGGCAAGTAAACCTCAAGACAGACGTTGCCGTAGATTCTGTTTCCTTCTGTGTCATACTTGATTTTGTTGAGCCAGATGTCTCCTGATTTGATTCCATAAAGTAAAGCGTCCTTAGTGTCTTGGTCTGCAAACTTCCACATGTCATCGTCAATGTCGATGCAACGCTTGACCCAAGGCAGTTCTGATCTGGAAGCTGTGATAAAGTCCACCGCATCTGGGTGGCATAGGTCGAGGTGCAATACAATAGCACCATTCTTGTAAGCTCCACCTCTTCTCAAGGTTTCGTTTAGAGCTGAATATATTTTGCCAAAGCTGACTGGGCCAGTAGCCACAAGTCCTTTGTCATTTGTATGTCCGGCTGGTCTTAGCTTAGACAGGTGGATTGCACAGCCTGCACCATATCGTAGTGCGTGACTTGCGAATCTCCAGCTAGCTTCGATGCCGTTGTCCCCTTCCATGCTGTCTTCAACAACGAAGGTTGTGCATGATACAGGTAGTCTTGATGTAGGATCGTCGATCCAAGACTGTACCCGTCCAGTGCGGGAGATAAGTTCAGACATTTTAAATAAAATTAATTATGTTTTTTAGATTGTTTGTTAGTACAAAGTTTTGTTTTTGTAAAGCAAGGAAGACAGTGATTACATCTTCCTTATTTGTGTCGTATTTTTCTCTGAGTTTAGTCTCAACTAACTTCAATTTGAACTCCTGTTCCAGAGTCAACTTGGTACTCGGGCGTAGGTGTCCAGAGTCTTGGTTCTTGTTTTTGGGAATCATAGTCCTCATCTGTAAGTATTCTGGCTAGCCTTGCATTACAGAGAGCATCTTGTTCTGTGAGCCCCTTGTCTTCAAAAGCTTTGACAACTGTAGCCCAGCTGTAGCCCTCTTTCTCGAAAAGAGTCGTTGCTCTCTTCACTCCGATCCCGGGAACTCCACTGTAGCCATCTGTCTGGTCGCCTGCTAGCGTCTGTATCAGATGCCACTTTGCACCCTCTTCTGGTGTGATCGTTGTGGTGTCTTCGAGATTGTATAGCTTGCCGGGGATCTGTCTCATGTCTTTGTCAGGAGAAACAATGATATTCCCTGCAAACTTGGTGGCATAAATGCCCATAGCATCATCGGCCTCCAGTTCGGGCATGATGATAATGCCATACTCAATTTCAAGTCCTCGTATGACACGTTTGTAGCCACATGGCTTTTTTCTGTTTCTGTGACCCTTGTAATCTGGGAAAATTTTTTTCCGAAAATTTTTAGAGTCGCTAAAAAACAGTATTGGCTTCGCAAAAGAGCCAAATTGCATTTGTATGTTAGATATTTCACGTTTCACGGCACTATAGGCTTCTGAAAAGTTAGAAGTCACTAATATTACGTCTTCTCCGTAGTCTATCTCTGTTTCACAGGCTGCACAGCACTTGTATACTATGTAGTCTGCATCAATTAGTAAATTCATGGTGGTTTAGTGTACGTCAGCCCAAGTATATCCGATCTTAGCTTCTGCTGCGATGGGACATCTTAGATTGTAGTGTTCGCCTGCCAATCTGGCGGCTGTTTCGAGCCATTTTGCAAATTCTTCTGCAAATCTTGGGTAACATTCGTAGTTTAGCTCGTCATGTACGAATGAGAGTTGATGTCCGTCGGGTGGTAGACATTCATTCACAATCACCATCCATCTTTTGGCGATCGTCGCTGCGCTTCCCTGTAGGAGGTAATTGAGAAACTTATGCCCTTTGTCAACGCTGATACGACGACCGTCGATGGCGTTTGCGTAACCTCTTT